TCGAGCGCGCATGAGTTACCGCTGGCTAACTTGCAGTACCAATTCTTGGCCCCAATTCTTGAGCAGTATTTTGACGCTAAACCCAAGTGGGGATATGGCCGTATGGAATTGCAAATGCCTGACGGCTCACGCTGGTTCATTAAGGCCGCCACACCATCAGCAGGTATGGGGCTTAGCGCTGATCTGATTTGGGTGGATGAAATTTACGCTGTGGATGATGCTGTCATGGCTCATTCTTTGCGCCCAACTATGAAGGCTCGCAACACGCGCACCGCTGGCGGTAGCCCGATTATGGTTATGACTTCCACGGCTGGCACCGAGGCATCTACGGCCATGCTTAGATATCGAGAGTTAGGGCTGTCACTTATTGGTGAGCAACGTGCCGGCGCTTTTTATTTTGCGGAATGGTCGCCACCGCCAGGTGTTGATGTCATGGACACAAGTTGGTGGGGTTGGGCTAACCCAGCGCTCGGACAAACCCTAGAGCTGCAGTCAATGTTGATAGATGCTGATCACCCTGACAGGTCATCATTCCTACGCGCCAGCCTTAACCAGTTTGTGAACGCCGATGCCTGCTGGCTACAGCCTGGCCAGTGGGATGCCTGCCTGTCAGATATCCGAGGCCCAGACAACGGCTGGCTTGCTTGCGACTCATCACTAGACGGCTCGCGCTATGTCGCTGTTCGTGCAGCTGTAGATGATGTTGGGGTAGTGCACGTGTCGGTTGAGTTTGTGGTGCAGTCCTTGGCTGAGTGTCAGCAGGCCATGATGGATGCTTGCGCGGCTCACCCACTACTCGGGCTGGCCGTGACCCCAGCGCTCGAACATCACGTGCCTTTGCCTTTAACCAGGCGCACCAAAGTGGTTGGCTACGGCGAACTATTGCGCTACACATCCTTAGTCAGGGCACAGATTAACGATGCAAAACTGGTGCACCAGGGTGAGCAAAACCTTGCTGAGCACATGAACAGATCAGTGGCAATTATGCAGAGCAACCAGTTAGCGCTTAGTAGTAAACGTTCTCCTGGGCCTATCGAGTTGGCGCGCTGCACTATTTGGGCTGCCGCTTTAGCGTCACGACCCAAGCAAGCTGGTAAGCCAATGATGGTGGTAGTTAGTCGCTAAAGTATTGGCGGTACTGCTCTGGGCGTTGTCGGGATGAGCAGGGCAGTACCACACACACCCGGCAGAAAGTGGCATACTACCGCTATGGGTATTTTCAATAAGCCAGTCACCAAGGCCGCAATCTCAACGCCATCAGTGCAGGCCGCTGTCGGATACGCGCCAGTAGGCAACAGCAAAAACCCAATCGACAACTTCTACAACTACCAAGAAGGTGCAGCGCGCCAGCGCGCCATGACCATTGCAACGGTGTCTCGATCACGTGACTTGTTGGCTTCTGTCATTGGTTGTATGCCACTCAAAATGTACGGCGAAATGTTTAACGATGCCACAGGCGAAATGGAAGAACTACCTTTAGCGCCTCGTTCTTGGCTACGCCAGCCAGACCCAGCCGTTACCTACAACTTTTTAATGGCCTGGACTCTTGACGATTTGTTGTTTTATGGCCGCGCCTTTTGGTACATCACAGAGCGCACAGTTGATGGCTACCCAACCAAGTTTCAGCGCTTGCCTGCAGGCTCTATCACTACTTTGGATGAGCAAGGCCCGGTCTTTTTCCACCCGTCTAAGTCCATCAGCTTTGCTGGTAACGACTTGGACTACCGCAACATCGTGCAGTTCCTTAGCCCTATCCAAGGCATCGTTTACAGCTCGGAACAGACCATTACTACAGCACTAAAAATTGAGCAGAGCCGATACAAGAACGCACAGTCAAGCCTGCCTAGTGGCGTATTAAAGCAAACTGGCGGCGAGCCATTGAGCGCACAAGAACTGTCAGAGATTGGCGCTGCCTTTCAAGAGGCTCGACTTACCAGCCAGACCGCTGTGCTTAACGAGTTCCTCAGCTACGAAGCCAGCACTGCCACACCGGACAAAATGCTGATGATCGAGTCAGCCCAGTATTCAGCACTAGATCTAGCGCGCCTATGCGGTGTTCCCCCCTACCTTGTAGGCGTGTCCACTGGTGCTTATGCCTACACCAGCAGTGAGCAATCACGCGCTGATCTCTACATCTTTGGTGTCAAGCCATACGCCGATTGCATAGCCTCAACGCTGAGCATGAACAACGTGCTACCGCGTGGCACCTATGTAAAGTTTGACACTGACGACTACCTAGAAGAAAACTATGTGGCCGACAAAATGACAAAACAACCAGAAGAAAACACACAGGAGTCCCTCGCATGATGCGCTTTACCAGTTCCACATTCTCAATTGATGCCGCCCAAGATGGCAGCCCTAAGCGCACCATTACAGGCATTGCCTTGCCATACAACGTGGAAGCCACAGTCTCAGGTGGCCAGACAGTTTCTTTTCTGCCTGGCTCACTGCCAACAGACGGCAAAGCGCCCAAGCTCTACATGAGCCACGACTCAACCCAAGCCATCGGCCTTGTGACCGAGCGCACAGACGATAAAGAAGCTATGTATTTCACAGCCAAAGTCTCAACAACAGCCCTAGGCGATGAGGCTTTAGTCTTGGCAGCCGATGGTGTACTTGACTCAGTTTCAGTAGGCGTAAACCCAACCAAGTTTTCGTACAACGAGGATGGCGTCATGATCGTGGAAGCAGCCGATTGGATGGAGTTGTCACTTGTACCACAGCCAGCCTTTAGCGGTGCTACCATCACAGATGTTGCAGCGAGTATCCCCACATCAGAGGATGACTTGAGCAATAATACAGAAACGGCACCCGATGAGCCTGAAGTTACCGAACCACAGGAGAACCCAGTGTCAGAAACACCAGCCCCAGAAGTCATCGAAGCATCATCAATTTTTGCCCAGCCAAAACGCAAGTTTGCCATGCCAACACCAGGCGAATACCTTGCAGCAATGCACGCAGGTGGCGACACGTTTAACAACGTAAATGCAGCCTTTAAGGAAGCAGTACGCGATCAGCAAACAGCGCTTCAAGCAGCTGCAGGAGATGTGCTTACAACTGACACTCCTGGATTGCTCCCAGTCCCCGTGCTTGGCCCTCTGTTTCAAGACCTAAATTTTGTCCGCCCGGTTGTCTCAGCTTTCGGTGCGCGCTCAATGCCAAACACTCCAAGCAAAACCTTTATCAGGCCAACAATCACCACGCACACAAGCGCAGCAACACAGACCGAAGGCTCAGCAGTATCTGCTACAACCATGGTCATTGCTTCCAACACAGTCACTAAGACAACTGTTGCTGGTCAGGTCACATTGACAATGCAGGATATGGACTTCACAGACCCTGCCTCAATGAACCTCATCCTCAATGACCTTGCTGGTGAGTACCTCATTGCAACTGACAACATTGCAGCTGACAACTTGGTTGCTGGTAAAACAGCATCAGGCTCGACATGGACTGTCACCGCTGACAACCCGACCTCACTAATCAACTCTCTGTATGACGCAGCACGCGAAATCACCGAGGACAGCAACTACTTCCCAACCCACTTGTGCGTGTCACCAGATGTCTGGGAAAAGTTGGGCAGTCAGCTTGACGGCTCGAAGCGCCCAATCCTTGGCTACACCACAAACGGTGTCATCGGACAGAACAGCATTGGTCGCGTAGGTGGCCTGCAGTACACCGGTATGGATGTCATGGGCCTTCAACTTGTTGTTGATAACAACTTCGCATCGGGAACCATGCTTGTTGTTTACGCACCTGGCTTTGAAATCTACGAAGCACAGCAAGGCGTTCTGTCAATCGCTAACCCAAGCACATTGAGCCGCACGTTCTCTTACTACGGTTACTTTGCAACTTTCGTTGCTAAGTCAAGCTTCATTCAGTCAATTACAATCGCGTAAAGCGAAAGGCGGTAAGCCGCCATGGCTACATACACAGTCACTTTCAAGCAACTGCTAGACAACTATGCAGTGCTACAAACACTGACCGATACTGAAATAGAAGTGGGCCAATCCATCACTGTTGCCAGTGTTGGTGCACCCTTTAACGGCACCTTTGTGGTCTATGCCATGCCCAAGTATGAGTACATCGGCATAGACACAGAAGGTGATCTGTTATTCAATAGCAATGTCAGTATCCCTAACCAAGTGCTCTTTGCTTGTACTGGTGATGATGTTGGCCGTATTGCATCGAGTGGCACTGTCACTTACACGCAGGATTGCACATGGATAAGCATTGCGCAGCTGGTGACATATCTCGGCGTAGATATTGTGAACCCAAGCGATGATTACACGCTTGCTACGCAGGCTCGAAACGCGGCTAACGATTTTGCGTTTAGACGCAGGCAAGAGTCCGGGTACGCTGACCAATTAAGCGTTTCGCCGGGCCACGATTGCACGCTGGGTACGCTTATGTATGCAGCTGCATTGTGGCGCGCGCGAGGCTCTGTGCAAGACACTTTTGCCACGTTTGACGGTATGGGGTCAGCGCCCGTGTCAGCCATGACACCGATGATTAAACAGCTCTTGGGCATAGACCGCCCACAGGTGGCTTAATGCCTGCTACAGGGCTTCTGAACGAGGCTATGCAAGACCTCAAGGCCACACTTACGGCAGTGACAGGCATCCGTTGTGTCAGTGATCCCACAAAAATCGTTCCCAATTGTGTCTTCCTCGATGCCCCTAGTTTTGAAACAATCGCTGGCGGTGGCAACATCGTGCGCGTCACCATCCCAGTACGTGTTATTGGCAGTGGCACCGCAGCCCAAAATGTGCTTGAAAACATCCTTAGCATCGTGGCTACAGTCCTTGGCTCAAGCGTTGTCATCATGGCAGGCCAACCGTCATCACTAGAAATAGGCGGCGCTACTTACCCTGCCTATGATCTGCAGATGGCGATGCAGGCACAGAAGCAATGACATACACAACTGCAGTAGTATTATCTGCTAGAACTATAAACAGATACGGAACCCGGCACCGTTTGACACAGGAGAACCAACGTGGCCACAAGCACTTACCTCACTAACCCAACCGTAAACCTTGCGCCTACCACTGGTGGTGCAGCTGTCGATTTAACAGACCAGTGCCGCAGCGCAACTATCACACTTGGTGTTGACTCGCTTGAGTCCACAGCCTTTGGCGATACTGGTCACCGTTTTGTGCCAGGTCTGCAGACAGTATCGGTAGAGCTTGAAATGTATCTCAGCTATGGCACTAGTGAGGTTGAAGCCACATTGTTCGCCAATCTCGGCACAGGTACTACACAGTTAGTTATTTCGCCATCAGGCACGACAGAGTCAGCGTCTAACCCTGAGTTTACAATCATCAACATGCAGCTGGTGGACTACACCCCCATTACTGGCGCTGTTGGCGAACTGTCAATGATTACCGCGTCATTTATTGGCGGCACCTATGCGCGAGATATCACAACCCCTTAACTAAAGGAACCCGACATGAAACTAACCCTCAAGGTGGACACGGGCGAAGGCCCGTACGAAGTCACGACAAGTCTGTACGTTATTGTGCAATGGGAACGCAAATACAAGCGCAAGTCGAGCACCATAGGTGAGCAAGGCATAAGCATTGAGGACTTGGCTTTTATGGCTTACGAGTCATCCAAAGTTGCTGGCATCACAGTGCCCGTAGTTCTCGATGACTTCATACGCCGATTGGTGACTTTGGAAGTGGTGGACAATGATCCGGCAAACCCTACCCAAGCGGAACCTACCGCCATTCCCTAGCCAGTCTCTTAGTAGCCACAGGCTGGTGGCCACCTGCTGTAGAGTTTGATATTGCTGATCTAAACACCACAGTGAAGCTGTTAAACGAAAGCCGCAAAGCATGAGCCTAGAAACAAGCGCCGAAATTACAGGCCTGAAACAGGCACTGTCAGAGCTAAGCAAGTTAGACAAGTCAGCGCGCTTTAAGGCTGCAGCAAAGATTAAGGCCAGTAGTCCGGCAATGCTTGAGGAAGGCCGAAAGCAGTTTCCATCAGAAATTGGTGTGAGCATGATTCGCGGCTGGGGCAACAAAGGCAGGTTGGGCTACAACAAAACCGCTGTGGACAAAGGTGTGCAAATCATGGTGGGTGGCCGTGCACGTGGTCAAGGCATCACACCGCTAGTTACTTTGGTGCAAAAGAACGCAGCTGGCGCAATGTTCAGCCAGGCAGGGTCTAAAAACAACAGCGACTTTTCACGGCTACTGACTAACACTTTTGGCAGGCCCCAGCGCGGCTTATGGCGATCACGCGCTTTTATTGCAGAGCAAGGAACTGCTGACATTATGAGAGCCGTGGATGAAGTAATCGCTGACGCTAATCGAGCACTACAAGCAAGGACATCTGGCTAATGGCTATTTACCTACCAATCGTTACGCAATTTAACCCTAAGGGATTGAAGGAAGCCGAGAAGGGCTTTAAGGATTTAGAAGGCGCACAAGCCAAAGCCAAGTATGCGCTAGGCAAAGCCAACAAATACGCAGCTGTAGCGCTTGGTGGTTTAGTTGCTGGCCTCGGTGATGCTGTCAAGGGTGCTATGGAAGATGAGCAAGCACAGGCGATGCTGGCGCGTCAGCTACAAAAAACCACTGCAGCCACTGATGCACAAATTGCTGGTGTCGAGTCCTACATAACCCAGCAGGGCAAACTTAAAGGCGTAACAGATGACGAGCTACGCCCGGCACTGGCTGGACTGGTGCGCGCCACTATGGACATTGACGAAGCCCAGAAAGCCGCCAACTTGTCTATGGACATTGCAGCTGCTAAAGGCATAAGTCTTGAGACTGTGACTAAGGCTATGGAAAAAGCGTATGGCGGCAACATGACCGCCCTAGCAAAACTCTCCCCAGAACTACGCCAGATGATTAAAGACGGCGCAAGCATGGAAGAGGTCATGGCTGAAATGGCTGTCACTTTTGGCGGTGCTGCTACTGATTCTGCTAACACTGCTGCAGGCTCTATGAAGCGTTTAGGCGTTGCACTAGGTGAAGCCAAAGAAGGTGTGGGCGCTGCACTGTTACCCATTCTTGAAAAGGCTTTACCAGTCTTGCAATCGTTCGCCACGTGGGCACAAAACAACCCGACACTAATTACTGCTGTCGCTGTTGCGTTTGGTGCTTTAGCCGCTGCAGTTGTTTTGGTTAATGCGGCCATGGCGCTTAACCCTGCTGTGCTGATCACGGCTGGCATTGTCGCTTTAGGTGTTGCACTTGTTACGGCCTACAAGAAGTTTGACACTTTCCGCGCTGTAGTTAATGCTGTCGTTAATCAGGTGGCGCGTAACTTTGAGTTTATGGCTAACGCTTTTATCACCATGATTAACGTAGTCATTAAGGGCATTAACTTGATTAAGCCTGGCAAAGACATTGGCTCGCTAGGGCAAATTAGCCTCGGCCGTTTAGGTGGTGAAGGTAGTGCAGCTGGTGGCGCAAACCCTGCAGGACTTGACTATAAAGCAATGGCTACCGGTGGCATTGTCACTAGCCCTACTTTTGCCCTGATTGGCGAGGC